GAAAAACCGCGAAGAAGGTGGAATGCTTGCTTTGCAAAATCTGCAAATCTTTGAGCAAAAGCGCCTTCAGTTTGAATCTGAAAAGAATCAGAAGATCAAAGAGATCAATGCAAAACGTATTGTTGAGGAACAAGAAGAACGCAATAAAATCTTTGAAGAAGAAAACGCTTATATTACAAAAAGAAACATTGAAAGAGATCAAGCGTATGAATCTCAAGAGAAATCACTCAGAATTTCTACTGATACTTTAAATATTGAAAAACAAAGAATACAAGAACAATCTCAAATGATTGGTCTTACTGAGACACAAGTAAAGCTGATTGACTTGCGTTATGAAACAATGAAGAAGATTGCTGATATTGATCGGCAAGTAGATGAAGGAAAACTGAGAGATCGTGACGCTGAAATGTTAAAGCGTCAGGTTTATCAACAAGAAGAAGCTCAAAAACTTATCATCAATCTTGGTGAGAATCTTAAATTGGTAAATGACATTTCCAATAGTGTTTTTAACAACATGGGAAATGCTATTGATAACTTTGTAAAAACAGGAAAGTTTAGCTTTAAAGACTTTGCTCGTAGTGTCATTCAAGACATTATTGCAATTCAAATGAAAGCCCAGGCAACTAAGTTGCTTGGTGGTTTATTTAGTAGCTTTGCTTTTGCCAGTCGTGGTGCTTCTGGTGCTGTATCTATGACAGACGCAGCAGAAATTGGTGGCTATGCTAGGGCAGGTGGTGGCTCTGTATCTGCTGGTCAAGGCTATCTAGTTGGCGAAAAAGGACCGGAATTTTTTATGCCTTCAGGATCGGGAACAATCATTCCCAATAATGCCTTGGCGGGTGGTGGTTCCACAACCATTAACAATTTTTCAATCAATGCGATTGACACCAAGAGTTTTGAGGATCGTTTGTTAAATAGCCCTAATGCGGTTTGGGCTGCTAATCAGTATGCTAGTAAGTCGCTGGCATTCACTAAGGGACGCGCATAATGGCTTACCAACCAATCTTTGAGATTCAGCAAAGCATGACGGTGAACAACCGCAGGACAATTGGTCAACAAGTCACCAGGGCTGGATATGTGACTGTGGCTCAATACTTGACTGCGGTTCCTTGGGTCTTTACTGTCATTCCTCACAATTACTTGTACTATCCCCAGGTCAGGGATGTGATCCAAGCAATTGACAACGCTGACAGACAAACCCCTGAGAACATTGTTTTCTCATCAACGAACCTTTCTTGGTTCACGGCTTATCAAGGCGACTTGACTTTGGTACAGGCTGCGGCTTTGACTTTAGCTTCTGTGCCTGCGGCTAATGCTCAAACCATCACAATTGGAAATCTTCCTTCCGTATCTTCAACGTCTAAAGTATTCAAGGCTGGAGACTTTATTCAGTTTGGCAATACCTCAGGTACAAAATACGTCTACAAGGTCACTGATGACGTTTTAAGAGGTTCTGGAAGCACTGTATCGGTCAACATCAATCGTCCTGTGATTGGTACGCCTTCTACGGGCACTTTGACCAATGTGGGATCAAATGTTTATTTTTATCTTGTCGCTGAGACTTGTCCGACATACACTTTGAATCCAATGACTAGCGGTGCATTTGTCCAATGGGATTCGCCGTTTGTGTTTAGGGAATTTATCGCATGACCACAATTGCAGCAGTTTCTAGTTCGTCAATTCGCCATACAGAGTTTGTTAAGCTCTCTGTGGGCAATCCTGTCACGGCTACATATTCGTTTTGTAACGCTGCTTCACCCATCACTGTGGGGTCTGATTCTTTTACCAATCTGGGTGCGCTTTTGCTTGTTGGCGATGTACAGCGAGACATTAAGGCAACGTCAGATGACATGACCATATCGCTTGTTGGAATTGATCCTACCAACGTGGCATTGATTCTTTCCAGCAACATCAAGGGGTCATTGATTGAGGTTTGGCGTGGATTCTTGGATTCAAATAACCAGATCATTACAACCCCAACAACTCAGTTTTTTAAGCGTTACCAAGGGATTGTCAATAACGTAAGTATTACTGAGGATTGGAACCAAGACACACGCACTCGATTGGCGACTTGTTCAATTTCATGTAGTTCCATGCGTAGGATTCTTGAAAACCGAATCTCTGGTGTGAGAACTAACAAAGACTCTTGGCAGTTTACCTATCCTGGCGACACATCGATGAACCGAGTTTCTGAAATCTCCAATGTGTTCTTTGATTTTGGTGCGCCTCCTAAGAGACAAACCCAAGCAACTGCGCCAGATCAAGTTGTTGATAATTATTCAGGTGCTTAATGATAAGAAAAGCGACAAGATACGACATTCCAAGGCTTTTGGAAATGGTAGAGGCTTATGCTTTTGAAATGCCAATCAAGTGTTTGAGTGATGTTAGAAATCATCATCCACAAGATGTAGAGCAAATGTTGTTTGAAATCATCATGGGTCGTGGATTCATTTTGATTGACACGCACATGACTGGCGTTTTGATTGCATTGAAGAATAAAAACATTTGGTGCAAGACTGTTACCGAACTGAATGAATTGTTGTGGTGGGTTGAGCCAGAGCATCGAAACGGGACAATTGGCGGCAGGCTTTGGAAAGAGTTTGACAGGTTGGCAGAAGAAATGCTGAAGGAAGGAACTATACAAATGGTTGTGACTTCAGTATCTCCGATGGGTCCAATGATTGATTACACAAAGCGCGGCTATTCAATCCTTGGCGCATCTTTCTTTAGGGAATAAAAATGGTCGGTTCATTAGTTGCTGCTGAATTTGTTGCTTCTGGCGTAATTAGTGCTGGATTTGCCGCTACTGCTACTGCTTTTGCGGTGAACTTTGCTGTCTCTCAGGTTTTAACCAGAACCTTTGCACAAGACCCTAGCTCTGGACAACAGCAAGACAATGGAGTTCGTCAGCAGATTCCACCAAGTTCCACTAACTCAATTCCCGTTGTTTATGGCGATGCTTATTTAGGTGGTACGTTTGTTGATGCGGTTTTGTCTGATGACCAAACCACAATGTATTACGTTCTTGCGGTAAGTTGTATTAGCCCCAATGGTCAGTTTAGCTTTGATACATCAAATATGTATTATGGCGATAGACTGATTACGTTTAAATCATCAGGAAATACTAATGCAGTTGCAAGCCTAACCGATGAAGCTGGCAACGTAGATACCGCAATTGCTACGGGTGATCTACTTCAAATTTACCTGTACAAATCAAACGCAGCAGGCACGATTACAGGCTTAAACACAAGTTCTCCACCATCCACTGTGATGGGTGGATCGGACATTTCTGCTTCTTATCGTTGGGCGTCTAGCGGTCGGCAAATGAATGGTTTGGCGTTTGCTATTGTCAAACTCAAATATTCCCGTGATGCTCAGACCACACAATTAGAGCCTATCACGTTCAAATGCAGTCACTATCTGAATTCCACTGGTTTAGCAAAGCCTGGTGATGTTTGGTATGACTACATCACAAACACTGTGTATGGTGGGGCTATTGACACTTCTTATGTGGATTCTGCCAGTGCCACAGCACTCAACACTTATTCAGATCAAACCATTACTTACACGCCTAGCGGTGGCGGTTCGGCTACGCAAGCTAGATACAGAATCAACGGTGTTCTCAATGCTGGCGAAACTGTGCTCAATAACTTAGATCGGATTCTGACTGCCTGTGATTCATGGATGGCATATCAAGCCGCTACGGGTCAATGGTCTATTGTTATCAACAAAGCAGAATCATCATCTTATTCATTTGATGACACAAACATCATTGGTGAGATTAGGGTAAGTGCAACAGATATCACAAACTCAATCAATCAGATTGAGGCTAAGTTTCCTTTTAAAGAAAATCGAGATCAACCTGAGTATGTAAACCTGCAAACTCCTTCAGGTCTTCTCTATCCTAATGAACCAGTCAATAAATTCTCAACCAGTTTTGATGTTGTGAATGATTCGGTTCAAGCTACTTATTTGGCAAACCGAATCCTAGAGCAAGCCCGTGAAGATTTGATTGTCAGTTTCAGCACAACTTATTACGGCATTCAAGTTGATGCTGGAAATGTAGTGTCTGTAACTAACTCAAATTATGGATGGACAAATAAGTTATTCAGGGTGATGAAAGTCAATGAAGCATCATTGCCTGATGGCACTTTGGGTGCAAAACTTGAACTGAATGAATACAACGCAGACGTTTATGACGATGCAAGTATTACGCAATTCACGCCTGTGCCTAACAGTGGATTGGCTGCGCCTTCATATTTTCCTGCTCTTTCTGCTCCTACTGTAATTGCTTCTCGCCCTTCTGGTGACGTTCCATCTTTTGATGTAAGAGTAACGGTTCCTGCGGTTGGTCGAGTTACTTACATTCAGCTTTTTTATACGACAAGCGCAACACCTTCAGCGTCTGATTGGATTTTGTTTGACACATATTCTCAATCTAATTCGCAGCCATTAGCAAATTCAACTAACTTTGATTTCTTGAATGAAATCCTCCCAGGTGGAACTTTTTATTTTGCTTATGTTGTAGGCAATGAAATTGCTGCTTCTACATTAAGCACAAAAAGTTCTTCTTTTGCATGGGCGCCTACTGGACCTGCAATTCAAACTGCAAGTGTTAGTTTGTACCAATGGAAAGCAACAACACCTGCCAACCCAACTGGAAACTCCACTTACACATGGGCAACTGCAACCAATAGTGCATATACCGCATCTGATGGTTGGACAATTTCAATTCCTGCAAACCCAGGTACATCTGGATTAAGTTTGTGGGAAGCTCAAAAAAACATCACGGCAAGCCCTGGAACCACAACAACCACAGTTAATTGGACAACTGGTGTTAGTGTTTATGCAATTGCTCAAAATGGCACAAGCGGCAATTCTTCAAGGATTTGCTATGCGCGAGTTCCTTCTAATCCTGCTCCTGTTTCTGGAAGCATTGTTACCAGTGGTGGTAGTTCATATCCTTCTAGTGCTCAGTCTTTAAGCACATGGGGATTTTCTGCTACATGGGGTGCATCTGATCCCAATCCATCAAGCACTGATTCTCTGTATCAATCTGATGGCATTTATGACCCTGTGGCAAATCAAACCACTTGGACAACACCTTACATTTCCAGTCTAAAAGTTGCATATTTGTCTGCTATTAGCACAGACCTTGGATCAATTGATGCTGGTGATATTCAAGTTGGTTCTAGTCCTGAAATTAGCGGGACAACCATGACAGGTACAGGAACACATTTGTATTCTGATGGTCGGATTGCATCGGGTAACTCAAGCAATAACTTGGTTTTTGATGGAACCACGTTATATTTAAACTTGCCTTTTTTGCAAAACCCTCAGACAATTAACCAAGATGCAACGGTGGCAAATGCAAGTAATGCTTTGAGTGTTGGACCAATTACTATCGGTTCCGGTTATGCTGTAACCGTTCCAAGTGGAAGTGTTTGGACTGTTGTTTAAGGAGAATATATGACTGCAAAATTAGATGGAACAAACGGAGTTGTTTTTCCAGACACAACAACTCAATCAACTGCTGCAAGTCTTTTTGCAAGTAATCAAACTTGGCAAAACGTAGCTTCTAGCAGATCGGCTAATGTTACATATACAAACTCCACAGGTAAACCAATATGTGTATCTATTGGTAGATATGGTGGAGATGGTTCTTCAACTCAAATTTATGTTGGTGGTGTTGTTTCAGCCACGGCAGGCGTTGATAGATATGGCGGCACTGAGCAAATGATTTCTATTGTGCCAAATGGATTTACATATCAAGTTTACAATAGTAATGGTACTGTTAGTGGTTGGTATGAGTTGAGGTAATTATGTCTATAACATTTGATCCTCAAAACGGCATTACTTATCCTGATTCAACAAACCAAAGCTCAGCAGGCTATCCTTTTGGATCAGGTCAAACATGGCAAGTAGTAACAAGTTCCAGGGCAATTGGAGTTGTTTATACTAATTCAACCGGAAAAATTATTGTTGTATCTATTGGACGATATGGGGGCAATTATTCTTCAACTCAAATTTATGTTAATGGAAACGTGGCTGCAACATCAGGTGTAGACCAATATGGTGGAACAGAATCTATGACTGTTTTTGTTCCTGTCGGCAACACATATCAAGTAACCAATAACTACGGAACTTTTAGTGGTTGGTTTGAACTGAGGTAATCGAATGAAATATTATAAAGATTCTAACAATGTAATTTATGCTTATGAACTTGATGGTTCACAAGATGATCTTATTGGTGACAAAATTCAAATCACCAAAGAAGAAGTAGATGCTATCAATTTGGCTAAGTTACAAGCTGATTTTAATTTGTTGACTTATGCTGAAAAAAGAGCAAGAGAATATCCTGATGTCCGAGACTACCTTGATGGAATTGTTAAGGGAGATCAAGCTCAGATTCAAGCATACATAGATGCTTGCATAGCTGTAAAAGCTAAGTATCCTAAATTGCCATGATTTCATAAGAAAAATACAATACAACGAACCGCAAGTTCGCGGGTGTTCTAACTGAGTACAGGGAACGACTATGGCTTTATTTTCTAAGAATGTAATCACTCAAGTCAGTGGTTTTGACAATCCTCTCATTACCGGAGAACTGGTTTACAACCAGAACTGGTACTGGAACATAACCCTCCTAGACTCAGCAAATCAACCTGTTGATCTAAGCACAGCCACAATCACGGCATCAATTGTGAGGCGTCAGGTATCTAACCTGATTGACACTCGAAACGGTCTATCTTTTGATGTAGCCAACTACACGCCTACACCAACTCCAATCAACCTGACGATCACCAACAAAGTAGATGCTGCTGGTTCGTTTACTTTGGTAATTGATGATTCGGCATGGTCGTTGATTTCGTCTGACCCTGAATTGGACATTGATGCAGTTAACCCTGCTTGTTTCACTGGTCGAATCAAAATTGCGTTTGCAGCTAATTTGCCTACTCCAGCAGAAGACAACATCATTTTCCTGATGTTCTTGGTTCGTTCTGATGGCGTTGTTGTGGTCTAAGGGGTAAAAAATGGCTATCCAAAAAGTTGTTGTTGTTGACGGAAATAACCTGATTGTTCGCATTGATCGTGGCGTTGCTGGTCGCAGTGTCACGGATGTTGTGCCTGTTGAAATTGATAACGCTCTGTATTTGGAGTTTTATTTCTCTGATGGCACAACCGAAACAGTTGGACCTGTGGGAACCATTCAATACATTGGTGCATCTCCAATTGTTGTGACTGGTTCTACGATTAGTTTGAGTACCGTTCCTGTTAACTTGGGTGGCACTGGACAAACAACCGCTAATGCTGGTTTTAATGCTCTGGCTCCTTCTCAAACAGGAAATTCAGGTAAATATCTTAAAACCGATGGAACTAATAGTTCTTGGGATACGCTAGATATTTCCACTGGTGATATTACTGGCACTTTGCCAATTACCAACGGTGGTACTGGTGCAACGACAGCTTCTGGAGCCAGAACTAATTTAGGGTTGGGGACTATTGCAACGCAAGATTCTTCCAATGTTTCAATAACTGGTGGTTCGATTACTGGCATCACTGACCTTGCGGTTGCTGATGGCGGCACAGGTGCGTCCACCGCTTCTGGAGCAAGGACTAATCTTGGACTTGGCACAATTTCTACTCAAGACGCTTCTGCTGTTGCAATTACTGGTGGGTCTATTACTGGTATTACCGATCTTGCTATTGCTGACGGTGGCACTGGTGCTTCAACATCTTCTGGGGCTAGGACTAACCTGGGTCTTGGAACGATTGCAACGCAAGACTCCTCCAATGTAAGCATTACTGGCGGCTCAATCACTGGAATTACTGACCTTGCTATTGCCGATGGTGGAACGGGCGCTTCTACGGCGTCTGGAGCACGTTCTAACCTTGGTTTGGGCACTGCTGCTACCTTGAATGCTGGTGTTGCTAACGGCGTTGCTACGCTTGATTCTGGTGGCACTGTTCCTCTTTCCCAGATTCCCGCATCAATTCAAGGTGGTGTGAGTTATCAAGGGTCTTGGAATGCTTCGACCAACACGCCTACTTTGACTTCTAGCGTTGGTTCAAAAGGTTATTACTATGTTGTTTCTGTTGCTGGTAACACTAACCTGAACGGCGTTACTGATTGGTTGCCAGGCGACTGGGCAATCTTTAACGGCACTGCTTGGGAAAAAATTGACAACACTGATGCGGTTGCTTCTGTTAACGGTTATACCGGAGTTGTGGTTCTTTCTGCCTCTGATGTTGGCGCACCTCCTACAAGCCTCACAATCAGCGCAGGAACGGGTCTTTCTGGTGGTGGCGACCTAAGTGCCAACCGCACAATTTCTTTGGCTAATACAGCGGTTACAGCGGGTTCTTATGGCTCTGCATCTTCTGTTGGTAACTTTACTGTTGATGGTCAAGGCAGGTTGACTGCTGCTGCTAGTACAACTATTGCGATTGCAAATACGCAAGTATCTGGGTTGGGCACTATGTCAACTCAAGATGCCAATAACGTATCTATCACTGGTGGTTCTATCACTGGCATTACGGATTTGGCAGTGGCAGATGGTGGCACTGGTGCGTCTACTGCTTCAGGAGCCAGGACTAACTTAGGTGCTGCTGCTTCTGGTGCTAACTCTGACATTACCTCAATGTCTGGAATTACAGGTGGCATTTCCACGGTTGACTACGTTGCATTTGACACGACATACACAACTGCTTTGACTGCTGGTCAATTGGGTTGGGATGGCAATAACACCCTTGGCTTGGGCATGGCGGGTGGTAATGTTGTTCAAAAGATTGGTGAAGATCAGTTCTATTACATCAAGGCATCTTCTGCAATTACCAAAGGTCAAGTGGTAATGTTTACCGGATCGGTGGGTGCATCTGGTGTTGTGACTGGTGCTCCTGCTGCCTCTGTAACTGATGGTTCTTACATTATGGGCATTGCTGCTGAAAGCATTGCTATTAATGGATTTGGACTTATTCAGTTTGAAGGCACGTTGAGAGGATTTGACACATCAGCTTTTACTGATGGTGACATTCTTTGGTACAACCCTTCTGTTACTGGTGGGTTGACTGCTACCAAACCAAGCGCACCTGATATCAAAGTTCAGATGTGTGCGGTTATTAACTCAGGTAACGCTGCCAGTGGTTCTGTTTTGGTTCGTGTTTCTGCTGGCTCTGTGTTGGGTGGTACGGACTCTAACGTTCAGTTTGGAACCTTGGCTAACGGAAACCTGATTCAATACGATAGCACTTTGCAGTATTGGAAAAACGTTGCTCCTAGTGATGTTTCTGTAACAACTTTTAGCGGTGGTACAACTGGTCTTACTCCTTCCACGGCTACGGCTGGCGCTGTGACGCTTGCTGGTACTTTGGGTATTGCCAACGGTGGTACAGGTCAAACCACGGCTAATGCTGCGTTTAACGCTCTTGCTCCCGATCAAACTGGTAACTCAGGAAAGTATCTGACCACTGATGGTTCTAATACATCTTGGGCAACCAATCCATTGGGAACAGTGACTTCTGTCAGTGGAACGGGAACTGTCAATGGTCTAACGCTGACTGGAACTGTTACCACATCAGGAGATTTAACTTTAGGTGGAACTTTAAGCAACGTTCCAAATAGTGCATTAACAAACTCTAGCATCACAATTGGTGGTACTGCAATTGCATTGGGTGGATCATCTAATGCATTAGCTAATGACATAACTGTTTATGATGTCACCGTAGGTCGTGGCGCAGGTGCTGTGTCCACCAATACTGCGGTGGGTGCGAGTGCTTTGGCGGCTAATACAAGTGGATTTCAAAACACTGCTGGAGGCGCTAATGCTCTTGCAGTAAATACCATCGGTAACGCTTCAACTGCTTTTGGCTATAACGCATTGGCTTTGTCAACAGGAGATGCCAATAACGCTTTTGGTCGCTTGGCAATGCCAGCAACAACTAGCGGGACAAACAATGCAGCATTTGGTAATAACACGCTTCAAGCAAATACAACAGGCTCGTATAACGTAGCACTTGGTGCTAATGCTCTTAACGCCAACACCACCGCCTCATACAACACCGCTGCAGGTTATCAGGCGATGTACATCAACACGACCGGATACAGCAACACTGCTTTTGGTCGTGGGGCGATGTATGGTTACACGGGGTCTGGGACTGGTTCAAACAACACAGCCATTGGCGATTTGTCAATGTTTTGGAACGATAGCGGAACTTACAACACCGCTGTTGGCAAAGAATCGTTGTCCAGTAACACCACTGGAAACAATAATACGTCAGTAGGTTTTCAAGCTCTTCAGGCAAGCGCTGCCGCATCTAACAACACTGCTGTTGGTTATCAGGCTGGGTATAGCAACCAGACAGGTGAAGAAAATCACTACACTGGTTACCGCGCTGGTTATGCGGCTATAGGTAGCTACAACACATTTGTAGGAAGCCTGTGTGCCTACAACCAAACAAGTGGAGACTTAAACACTTTCGTTGGTCGTGCCGCTGGTTATTACATGACCAATGGCGCAAAGAACACCATCCTCGGCTCCTACAACGGCAACCAAGGCAACCTCGACATTCGCACTGCAAGCAATTGGCTCGTACTGTCTGACGGTGATGGCAACCCATTGATCTCTGCAACGGCGCAAACTGGTCAGGTCTATTTCCAGCAAATTGGGCAAACTAACCGTTTCCCGGGCATTAAGCAGTCAGGTTTTGGGTACTCTCCCGGCAGTTATGGCGCATTGGTGATTGGCGCTCCTGTGGGATGGAACCAGACCGTCAGTATCAACTACGACCCAAGCAGCAACGCCAGCGGCAGTTTTAGTGGTGTTGGTGGCGAGGTGATGTTCCGCAACGCCGTTCGGTTTATTCAGCCAAACTCAACAGATAACGGATATCACCCAATCCTGCAATTTGATTCTTCTGGGTACGGCTTCAAAGCCGTGAAGTGTATTGGTGTTGGAGACGCAGACCCGGCAACTTCCGGTGCAGGCATCACCTTCCCCGCCACCCAAAACGCATCCTCCAACGCCAACACGCTGGATGACTATGAGGAGGGGACTTGGACTCCGTCTGATGCAAGCGGTGCAAGTCTTTCATTTAGTAATGCGGCTGGCAATTACACAAAAATTGGCAGGCAAGTTATTGTTTATTTTAATATGACTTTCCCGTCTACTGCAAGTTCAGCGCAAATCACAATTGGTGGATTACCGTTTGCATCTGTATATTATCCTTCTGTTTCCAATCCTGGCGGTGGCGGTTTCACATATCAAACTGCAAGCATAAGTAATGTTACTTTTGCGATTGGCGGTGGTGTATCACAATTTAATATGTGGACTGTTGCCGGAGCAGCAGTAGAAAATAGTTCAGCTTCTACTTATACGTTGCGCGGTTATTTCACCTATTTCACTGATTAAAGGAAAAAATAATGTCCACATTCACCGAAGTCACCTACATCTCTCAGTTTGACATCCAGCCCAACGGGTGCATTGGTGTTCGCAAGAGCACTGATGTCCTGAAGGATGGGGTAGTCATCTCCACCACTTATTGGCGTTGCGTCCTTGCGCCTAATGACCCACAAGCCGCCACGGTGCTGGATGAGGCTTACTACCTCAACATCGCCAACTACGCTTGGAGCCAACCATCGCCCCAGCCGTATGATCCCAACCCGCCAATTCAAGGAGTTTAAAAATGGCAACAACTTTTACAACCACCATCAACGCGATGTACACATTACAACAACCTGATCCCAACTACGTTGTAAATGTGATTTGGACAGTCAGCGGGGTAGATGGTCAATACACTGGCGAAATCGGCGGCAACACGCAGTTTGACTCAAGCCAAGCGCCTGAGAACTTTATCCCGTATGCAAACCTAACTCCCGAAATCGTCACTGGCTGGATTCCTGCCGAACAAATTGCCAGCGCACAGGCTTGTGTCCAAGGTCAGATTGATAGCCAAATCACGCCTCCTGTTAGTCCTGAAAACACGCCTTTGCCTTGGGCAGCATAAAAATTATGGTTAGTCCAGTAGAAGCTCGACTAGACACGCATGAGGCTGTTTGTGCACACAGATACGAACAGATTAATGCGCGTCTAAAAAGGCTAGAAGGAATCATGATTAAAGTCGCTGGCGTGATGCTGTGCGGCATGGCTGCGGTTATCTGGACTTCTTTGTCACACAAGATGTAAAGTGCTTGATCCAATCACCCTCTTGGCAATGGCTAACGGCGCTGTTGCCGCTGTCAAGAAGGGTTGCCAACTTTACAAAGACATTAAAAGTGCAGCAGGTGATGTTTCGTCTGTTCTGAAAGACATTGACAAACAATTTGCTGGAAGAAAAGTAACTAAGGCTCAAGCAGAAAAGATTGCTGAGAAAAAGGCAGAGTTTCGAGAAGCCGCTACCACTGATCCAAATGACGTTATCTCACGCATCGGTAATCAGTTAGGCGACTTTTTCGAGGCTTTTGACAAGATTGAGCAACTTTTCTATGAAGAAGAACGAAACGCTAACAAGGTCTATGAAGGTGATGAATCGGTCAGCAAGAGGGCACTTCAACGGGTTCTCATTCGATCTCGCCTGACGATGATGGAGGCTGAAATGCGAGAACTGATGATCTATCATTCACCTCCAGAATTAAAAGACCTGTGGACCCGTTTTGAGGCTATGCGCGCACAGATAGGAAACGAACAAAAGAGAGCCTGGGAGAGATTGAGAATACAACGCCAACAAGAAGCGGCTGAAAAACAAAAAGAAACAGACTTTGTTTGGGGGATCGCTGGATGGTTGGCATCAATCGCAATAGTAATAATTTACATGATGATTTTGCTCTACGCTATTACGCTGCACAGCGCAGGTACATGGCGGCTATGGTGGGCAACATCATCTTAATGTTTGTTCTGGTGATGTTTTTGACCTTTGGAGGGTTTCTTTTAATGGATTACAAAACAGAAGAAGCCAGGGCAAAAAAGATGGACAAACGGGTAATTGAGTTAAGAAGACAATTTCAGGAAGATTGTAGAAAGGAATGAAATGAAAGCTAAATTGACGTTCTGGGTGACGCTTTTAGTTAGCATCACTCTTTGTATCATTCTTCTTTCAATGGTAGGAGCCTTGTTAGCTGGACTGTTCATGCCGAACAATGTCGTAGATAACAAGGATATCTTTCCCATTTTGGCTCCAGCTTTTTCTACCATTGTCGGCGGCTTTATTGGCTTGCTTGCTGGCGTTAAACTTTCCCATGAAGAACAAGAGGACAAATGATGTTGACACTTCTATCCACACTGATTTCCTTTTTGATGGGCGGTCTGCCAAAGATTCTTGATTTCTTTCAAGATCGTGCAGATAAGAAACATGAAATGGAACTGGCTCAACTTCAAATTCAACGCGAATTAGAAATGAGAAAGTTAGGCTTTGAAGCTCAAGAGCGAGTAGAAAACATCCATACTCAGCAACTGGAGATGGAAACCAAATCTAATGAAAAAATGTCTGTGATAGCTGCTCAACAAGCTGAAATGCAAGCAATCTATGCACATGACACTGCACTTAATGAAGGCACTTCACAATGGATGAAAAACCTTCGTGCAAGTGTGCGCCCCGTCATTACTTATGGTTTCTTCTTCCTGCTGGTGGGCATTGATGCCGCATTGGTTTGGCATGGTTTTAAATATGATGTGTCTTTTAAAGACATGGCAGAACAACTGTGGGACAACGACACCCAGGCTTTGTTTGCCAGCATCATAGCGTTTCATTTTGGTGGTCGGGCATTTGGAAAATGAACGTTTCGCCTAAAGCCATAAAGACGATCAAACACCATGAAGGGGTGAGGCAAAAGCCTTACCGCTGTCCAGCTAAGTTATGGACGATTGGTGTTGGTCATGTTTTGTATCCCGAACAAGGGAAAATGAAATTAGAAGACAGAATGTCGTTTGCACTTCGTCCTGAAGATGATCGGACATTCACAATGGAAGAAGTTGATGGGATTCTCAGAAGTGATCTTGCAAGGTTTGAACGTGGAGTGGCTCAATATTGCCCCGTTCCTCTTAGCCAAGGGCAATTTGATGCTCTTGTCTCTTTTAGCTTTAATGTTGGTTTGGGAACATTACAAAGAAGCACACTCCGTCAAAAGGTTTTGCGTGGAGATAAAGAGGGCGCTGCTGAAGAACTTTTGAAATATTGCATGGCAGGAGGAAAAGTTCTAAAAGGTCTGCAAAACCGCAGAATTGATGAACGTGCTATGTTTTTAAGCGTAGACGTCAATCCTTGACCCCAAAGACTTCCAGTATTTGTATTCTTCAGTCTGGGTCTGCTTATCCAACACTTCAGCAACCTTATTCTTTAAGATTTGCTCATAGTGGATTTGTTTCTGACGAACTTCCACTTGTGTCGGCGTCTGTAAGTTTGGATAAGCGATTTTCACATTAAACCTGCGAATGGATTGGATAGATTGACCCAGGCTTTCCCTGCTCTAATTCTACATATAACAGATTTGTTAACACCATACTTTTCAGCGATTAGCCTAGACGGACCTTCTGAGCAACGGATTTCGTCTGCCATTTCCTGCGTTAATTTTGCAGTTGTAGCTCTCTTATGTATCTGGATTTTTAAACGCCTTGTAGGGCTTTGTAAAGCCTTTCTAGCGGCTTTTTTCATGTGCTGCTTGGGGTCGTTGTAGGTTGTGTGTTCTGGGTTCACGCAAAGTTTATTTCCGCATTTTGGGACATAATATCCTTCTCTAACTGTATTCCCAAGAAGCTGAGTAAACAGTCTACGAACCGAAATCATCTTTCCGTCATGAGAAACGCTAGGTGTTCCGTTAGCACAATATCCCTGCCATTCCCAACATTCTCCATCCTCAATTGTTCTCTTTTTTAAACTTTCAATTGTGTGAATTCGTGACATATAACCAAGCCAATAAATAACTGATGATAGATAGGGCAATGGTTAGCCCTATCAAAACAATGAGAAAAATCAGTGACAGATTAAGGCTCACTTAGGTAAGTGTCTCTGTCTGATTGGATTTTGCGGTGATGATCGGGGACTAGCTTTTTGATCTTGAGATACAGATTATGGTCTGAATCAAAAGTTATGTCGTCATCTCCATCAAAGATGTAAATGTCGTAATCCTCACTTAGTCCTACGGTTGGATCACCACGTTCATAGATGTAATAGACATGAACAGGACCATCCTCTGTTTCATACTCAAAATCGGCTGTGGAATAAGCGATTGCGTCTGCGAGTTTCATGCTGTCCACTCCCGTTCGTTTCTTCCTTTTGAAGATTTGGTGGTTTTGCCTGTCAGTTTGACTAAGCCCATCACCTGAAGTTCTGGAAGCCTGCGCGAGATCGCAACTGCCTCAAGTCCGGTGTGTTGGGCTATTCCGTCTTTCCCAAGTGGTCCATGCTGGCGCAAACACTCTACGATCATTTGAAAGTGTTTTTCTGGTTTGACTTGATCTGCTGCCTCAAAAGAGGTGATGGGATCGTTACTACGCGCACGTTTGAAAAGGTCTAAAAGTTTCATTGCTACTCCTTAAAAAGTGGGGTACTCGCTGCGTCTGTTCTTGATATGCCCTTTAGACAGCACCTACCTCCAGCATCCGCTTTCCCCCGTCAATCATTGAATTTCTTTTGGTTGAACCATAGCATTCGCTGTTTCTTGTTCAGCTTTTTGCTGTCCGATCTTCTGAAGCAGAATAAACGCTCCAGATTTGGTAGGCAATTCGCCCAAGACGTTCATCAAGAACACGACTTCATTTTCTTCAAGTTCAAGTTTCATTATCGGCACCCACAAGACATTTTTCCGTTGAAAGTAGACTGGCAATCATAGCGAGTGCCAATCGGACAAGAGGCAAACGATGCAAAAGCATACGATGCCAATAAAACTGCTGCAATGATTTTTTTCATGGTTACTCCTTAAAAAGGTAGATCGTCATCATCAAGTTTGGGCAAACCTTCATAGTGTTCAGGTTTGTTTTCGACTTTATTCTCAGCACGTTTGAGAATGGTCATTTCATTACAAATAATCTGAGTTGTATTCACCTCCACTCCATTCTTGTTAATAAACTTTTCATATTTGATCGTTCCCTCAACATAAATGAGGGAGCCTTTTTTTACATACTCACCAACGATTTCAGCGAGTTTGTCAAAAAATGTCAGCTTGTGCCATTCCGTTGTTTCAACCATTTCACCTTCTTTGTTTTTACGCTTAGAGGTGGTCGCCAGTGATGCGTTAGTGATCGGTTTACCTGCTGCCGAATAACGTACTTCAGGGTCTTTACCGATGTTGCCTACCAAGTGAACTTTACAGACGCTTGCCATGTTTATCCTTAATTGCGTTGAGTTTCTGAATCATGCTATCTAAGTCTTTGAGAAATATCCTAACCTCATCCTCCATGCGTTTGATTTCATTGTCATCACGTTCTAATCTTTTAATAAACAACTGCAACCCTTCAGGTGCGCGGTCATCAAAGCAAACGTAGTCACACCATTGTCTACCTGTACAAGCCATTTGCCACATCATTTGCGCGGCATGGTCTGGGTCTATGCGGTCGTTCAGAATCGAATCCAAGTGATTGTGAATCTCTTTACATTTGATCTCGACAAGACCGTGTTCTCCCACGACACCATCAGGTGAGCATCCCGCCATCGGAATAGTCGGATGCTCGACCCAAGCGATTTGCTCGACTGAGGTAAGGTTTTGTGCTTCGTAGGCTGCTCTGGCGACTGGCTCAATTTCTGTCCCCCTTTGCATTGCTGCTGTCGTAAAAAATTCTGTGGGTTGTCCTGTCATTCGTTCACAAAGAAGTTGTGCCATGTACTTGGCTCGACTTGCTCCGTAACCGGATTTGGTCTTAGCGAGAAGATCAGACATGCGTGAGGCAGAAACTTTGCCCAGGCGCATCTGATGCCATTCTTGTGTGCCTTGTTCAATCATTGTTCTCTCGCTTTCAGCATGGCGTCAGCCATTGCGTATGCAGTATTGGCGTATGCGGCTAAGTTTGCCTCTGTCCAGTAACCGCCGCTGTGACCCATGAGAGGAAGCATCGCCTTAGCCGCAAAGTAGTCACGGATAGATAAACCATCAACTTGTTCATGCGAACCGCATGGATGTATGGTTTCGCAGGGAAACGCTGGTCCACCTGTATTAATCATTTGCAAGTGCTCCTACCAAGACTTTTTCCTGTTCTGCGGTCAGAGCGAAAGTCTCTCTGAGTTTGTCAGTGGTGTAGGCTCCCTCTTTGATTTTCTGGATTGCCTGACCTAGACGATTGTTGTCGATAGTTGGTTTCTTTCTGACAACTTCATGAGTCGATGAGTCTGCGTCATTGTCACCAGAAGTGGGGATTGCAAAGGTCTGGAACGCCATGTATTTATAGGCTGCTGACATTGCTTTGTTAGTGGCTTTGTCTCCACTATCCATCGCTTCACCAAACGTCCTAGCGGTGTGTTTGGACCCGTCTTCAGCGGAGATCAGATCAAACTCAGCTTCTACTGTCACATAGAAAAGTGCGCCACCTGATTTGCTGATTCTTTCCTCACAGGTTCTAGCCAACATCCTGGGAACGATGACAAGACCATTCTGCGCCATGATTGATGACAGCACGTTATAGACAGCGTCAATGCCTCTGAAGTTGTATCCCTGCCCCTGGGTGTTTCTTGAGTCTTTGGCGATGCCAATTTTGCAAAGCTCTGCTTGGACTGAATTGATTGCTTGATAAACTTTCATTGCTACTCCTTAACTAAGATTGTCGATAATTTTCTTGAGGGACAAGATTTCTTCTTTCAGAAACTTTACTCTTTCTTCATGCACAAAGCAAAGCTCTCTGATTTTTGACTCCAGCAAACCAACTCGGTATGCAAGGCGATCTGCGCTTTCACCATTGCGGTAGTTGATTTCTGAAATCTGCTTGATTGAATTGATGATGTACTCAGGACTCATTTTTTTTCTACTTTCTGTGACAGCAACCAACGATCCCCCAGAATACGCACAGAACGCACCCAAGCGCGTTGATTGTGTCGATTCTGCTGCTTGGGTACATAGTCAACATTGAAAAGCCTACGAACGGTTTTAAGGGCTTGTGTGTTCATAACGGCGCATCCTCGTAATTGTCTGGGTTAAAAGGAATAGGTTTGTTACGCTTGACTGGCAGGGGTTCAGTAGGGAAGGGCCACATATTTGCTACTCCTGTTGTATTAAGATAATGTGATCTTAACAAAGTGTTAAGGTGCTTATCTAGGGACTTTCCCTAATGTTGAGTGATTTGTTAAGGTTACAATCTTAACGCTGGTCAGAAACAGGGTTAGCGCCTGGTGGATCAATGTATCAGAGTGCAACGCCCACAACTCTGCTTTATGAGACTGACCAGCACCAAAGGACACATCATGAACATACAAAAAGCAGTTGAAATCGCTGGCTCCAAGAGTAAACTTGCCAAGCTCTTGGGTATCTCCCGCGCAGCAGTGACTATGTGGGATGAAATCCCTCAGAAAAGACTTAACCAACTCAAGGAAATTAAGGAATGGCAAACGCATTTCAATGGAGAACAGGACAAGACAGCATCGGACTTGAACTCCAGCGCCAGCGTGACAGGTCAACAATGACCACAGTTCGCAAGGATGATCCTCACAAAGAGGAAACCGTGACAAAGTTTAGAAAGTCAATCACGATCATTCCTACAACGCATCGGTTGCCTAGCAAGGCAAAAATCTAGTATACTTTTTTGAAACACGGCTAGGTTGGAAGTCATGAGCCAACCGAAAAGCGAACCCACCCCGCCTGCCGAGGTTTCATTTCAGGGTGGTATTGAGGCGTGGGAAATGCACTATTACCAATTTAACATTGGTGACTACAAAAGTCACACCGAACATCTTTCGGAAATGGAAGACTTGACCTATCGGCGATTGCTTGATTGGTACTATCTTCACGAAAGCCCTATCCCTCTTGACATAAACGAAACTGCTAGACAGATTCGTATGCGTTCGCATACCGATTGCATTACGACTGTATTGCATGAGTATTTCGAGCGCACGGAAGTTGGGTGGATTAACCATCGTGCAAACATAGAAATTGCTAAAGCTGGAGAGAAATCAGCTAAAGCAAGTGAGAGTGCTAAAGCAAGATGGAATAAGCCTAAAGATGCGAACGCATTGCAAACGCAATCCGAAAGCAATGCTACACAAGACACAAGACACATAATACAAGACACAGAACACATTATTTCTTTGTCGGGAAGTACCTTCCCGCCCTGTCCACAAAAAGAATTGTTAAGTCTCTACAAAAAGCATTTACCGCACCTTACCCAACCAAGATCGTGGGAAGGTTCCAGGCAGTCAAGTCTCAAGCAGAGATGGATACAGGCTGGCAAACCATCGGACTATTCACCTGAAGGTTACAAAACAGTTCAGGATGGGTTGAAGTGGTGGGATTCATTTTTTGGTTACATAGCGAACGACACAAACCTTGCCCGTGGGTTTGAAGGCAATGGGCGAACATGGCGACCAGACCTTGAGTGGATTGTTAACGCGACTAATTTTCAGAAAATCATAGATGGGAAGTACAACAAATGAGCCGCACAGAAATTCATAGCATTTCTAAAAGCATACGCTTTGGAGAAAATATTGGTGAATTTACGCAAAGAATAAAGAAAAATGGTGCAAGAAAACCTCAACGTACTTTAAAAGAATTGGCAGAAGAATTTGGTGTAACGCCTCAATTTCTGAGTGCTCAATTAAGAAAAGATAAAAATGGTCCTCGACCAACTCACGTTACGCAAAACGATTCGACAAGAAATACATGGTTTCGTGCAGATGAAGTTCGTAAATGGTGGAAGGATAATCAATCATGAGTTTTGCTAAACCAATTCAAAAATCTGAAACGCAAGATGAATTTCAGCGTCTTTTATGCACAGTGCCAGGATGTGGAAAACCTTGGTCAGTCAAGATTGACAAACCAATGTGCAGTTATCACCAATGGAACAAAGAGAAAAAAACATCTCAGAATTGGTATGAACCTAAGGAGATTTTTTAATGACTAAGATTGAAGCCCACAATCTTTTAGACATGGTAAAAAATGGAATCCTCATTGAAGCCCACCGAATCAGGAAAGCACTCATTCTTACCGGAGACATTCCCAACGTACTTGGAAGACCTAGAAAACAGACTGGTGGAGCACTATGCACAAGTAGCGATCAACCATATCGAACACTCCAGATACATGGTGAAGAATTTTCAGAAGGACTTTCCGGACCTTGGAAAAAAAGTAGCGGAGCGACTCAATGAGATACGCCGCCAGGGTTGACGCAACGCAAGATCAGATCGTTTCAGCATTACGCGCAGCAGGTGCGTATGTCTGGATAATTGGCTTGCCTGTTGACCTTTTGGTTGGCTACAAGGGTCACACATTCTTGGTCGAGTGCAAAAGTGGCTCCAAAAAGCGTTTAACGAAGCTACAAGCCGACTTTTTCGAGAATTGGTCTGGTGGTACGTTGGCAAGAATTGATAGCCCTGAGGCGGCTTTAAGAATGATTGGGGTATTGCGTGGCTGAATTTAAACTCTTTAACTACCAGCAGGCTCACCAGACGATCCTAGACCTGATGCCAAGAATAAAAGCTAGATTGCAGGCTGGAAATGTGTTAACCTTAACAATCACCGAGCCTAAAAAAAGTCGTGAACAAGAGGAAAAGTATCACGCCATGATTGGTGAGATTGCAAAGCAAGCTGAACACATGGGTTCAAGATGGGATGCGGAAAGCTGGAAACGGTTTTTGGTTGACCAGTTTGTAAGGGATGCGGGAATCAATCAAGGCAAGATTGTTCCGAGCCTAGACAAGACCGGAATTGTTCAGTTAGGGATGCAAACACGAAGTTTCACAACAGAGCAAGCAACCGAATTTATCGACTGGCTCCATGCCTGGGGCGCAGACAACGGAATCACTTTTAAGGAGTAGCTATGACTGAAAAAGAAGCACTGATAATTGCGCTAGAGGCGCTTGAAGCCAATCTTGCTAATTGGAATGCGAAAAAAAAAGCAATACCTGTTATCAAAGAAGTATTGGCACAGGCAGAGCCTGTGATTGACAAGTCGGCGGCAATCAGAATTGCTACATCACTTGGATGGGAGCCTAAACGCACATGGGTTGGTCTGATGGAAGAAGATTTTTCGGCGATCAATCAGTCGTGCTTAACAAAGTTGCAAGCGGCTACTAGCGCGGAGTCAATCCTCAAGGAGAAAAACACTTGATGTATCCAAAGACTGAATATGTCAGAAGCCAAAAATTGTTAAAGCTGGTTGCTTCACTGCGGTGTCAACATTGTGGCAACAGTGACAACGTCCAGGCGGCTCATGCCAATTGGTCGGAATTTGGTAAGGGAAAGGGAATCAAAGCCAGCGACATTTACACTGCTGCACTTTGCCTGTCATGTCACTATGAAATAGATCAAGGGTCTAACTTAACAAAAGAACAAAGAAAAGAAATGTGGATTAACGCACACAAAAAAACAATTGAGACTTTGATAATGAACAGAGAATGGATTTCTGGTATTCCTTTGCCAGATGTGGGAAAATTCGAATGACAGGGTCGCCAGAGTTCTCCTCTCAAGCAGTTGCCTTCCCCTGTTGGGGGATTCGTCCCCCATCTTTTTGGAGTTAACATGAAGTTTGTCGCAAGCATCGAAGCCAAATCCAACGATCCAGTGATGCAGTTCACCATGTGTTTGCTTCACAGTGTGACCAATGCCCACATTCTTCACTTAACGACTCGCAGCTACTCCGAGCATAAAGCATTAGAATTATTTTACGGAGAAATTGGGGATTTAGTGGACTCATTTGTTGAGGCATTCCAAGGTAAATATGGACTGCTTCACGATTTCACGAATGATTACAAACTCCCAGATCAACCCGTTGCTTACCTTGAATATCTCAAGACTGAGGTTGAAACGCTAAGACGCCAACAGCGATTCCCGCAAGACAGCGAACTTCAAAATATTGTGGATGAAATTGCAGACCTGATTAACTCTACGCTGTATAAACTTAGATTCTTGAAATAAGAGATTAATATGCCGCTGCGAAACGTCAACGGAAAATGGTTCTGGGGATCAAAAGGACCGTTTTCTACCAAAGCAAAAGCACTGTCGGTAGCCAGGGCAGCTTACGCTCACGGATTTAAAGAGGACGGTGAAAATAATAATAATTTTTCTGGCGGCGACAAAAAAATATCAGAATGCAGCCAGCCAGTGAAAAAGTAAAAAGGCATTTCAATTTTTTTTTTAAAAATGACTAGTGGGTCTACCCAATTTTTTACCCCCCCGATTCTTACAATTCTTACAATCCTTACAATTCTTACAACCCTTTACCCGTGTCGGGAATAGGGATAATAGGCGCAAACCGCCAAGCGCCAAGCGCTGAAAAAACGAAAAAACCGTTATAAATCAAGGGTTTGCAAGCTTGCCGCATGCGCGCCCCGCCACAATAAAAACCGCCACGCGCCGCGCCACAATGCCCCGCCACGCGCTAAAAACCCGCCACAATGCCGCCCGCTATGCCACGCGCCACGCGCACCCGCGCCACGCGCCACAATGCCGCAAAACCCGCCAAGCGCACCCGCGCCGCCCGCACCCGTGCCAAGCGCCGCCATGCCATGAAACCCGCCACAATGCCCCGCTCCACGCTAGCGCACGGGCGCACAATTGCCCCGTCACGCGCAAACCCGCCGCGCATGGCATAACCCGCGCACGGGTGCCGCGCATGGCAAATCCCCGGCGCTAACCTAAATTTTCACGGGCGAACCCGTGCCGCGCACAATTGGCGAACCAATGGCGAACCCGCGCACGGTTACCCGCGCACGGCAAAAAAAAACCGGGGCGAACCCCGGATTAGACTATTTTGACGTTACAGGAAAGCGCCCCGCTAGGTTCGCCGGCATTGTCCCATTGAATTTTCAAGTACATCGGACCATTGTGGCGAACGGGTCCATTTACTTGCACAATTGTGCCCCGGCGCGTTTTCCAACCCGGTGCGGCAATGCTTGCCAAAAAAGCGGGCGCATAGCGCACCCGTTCTCCAATCCGTGGAATTTTCATTATTGCCCCTCAAAAAAACGGTTTCATTGTGGCGAACGGATAGGAAAAACGGCGATTTTCCCCGCGCCCCTTTCCCGATGCATCAAAAATTGATAACGTCACATGAGAAAAACCGCGCTTTATAGCGGTTTCACTTTTTATGTGACCATTAAAAACAATCATTCGATCATCTTTAAATGCATAACTTTTTCTAATGTAACTTTTCATTATTTGCCCCTCATTTTTGTTTTCGCCAATTTTGATAATCGGCGGCACATTCAAAGCCCAAAAAACCGCCATTAACTTGCACAATGATGCAAGCCCACGGCATTAATTTTTTTGCAAAGTAGCGCGTCTTAACTTCAGCAAATTGTTTTTTCATTATTTGCCCCTCAAATTTTGGCGATTGGAATCACGCGCCGCGCTTTTTCGTTTGTGATTTTGGCGCGGGTGCCATGCGCCCGGAAACCTACAATCACCGCCCGGTTTTGCCGCTGACACAAACCGCAAGTGGCGCACGTTACATCAGGGCGCGTTTGCGCGGGGCAAACAACAATGTCACGCCCCGCCGGGGTTTGCGTTTTTTCCGGTGTATCGCTTGGCACGATACAAACAACCGGACCCGCGCCCGTATCGGCTAGGGTATCGGCGTGCCCGGCATCATCGGCGCTTAAATTAATTGTGAATCCCCAATTGTTCGCATGGCGAATCCACTTAAGCGCTTCCGGTGTGTGTTTGTGTGTGTAAGTGAAACCGCGCTTGCCAATGTTTGCGCGCACTAAGTAACCAAGCGCCACGGGGTCCACGGTTTCATTGTCGCCGGGTAAATCGCCCGCCACGTTATGCCGCCACAATTGACCCGCCGGCAAGCTTGAAATGCTCATAATTAAATCGTGCCAATCGCCGCCGCGCATCGGCACCTTATCCCATGTCATTTTTGTGTAGTAATCTTCGGCATAACAATCAGAGCGATAATGCGGGCACGATAGCGGGCAAGTAGCGCGTTCCGAATAGGTGACGGGGATTGGTCCGGTTTTGCTGTTATTTGAAACGGGCACGAAATGGACCCGAACGGGGGATTGTGAAAAAGCGGCGGCAAGCGCGGTTTGTGTGTTTTTCATGTCTTATCCTATAAAGTGATGGTTTTTAAATGCCCGCGAACAAAAAAGCGGCAAACATGATGCCAAGCGCTACTGCAAGCGCGATATCAAGAATTTTGGTTTTCATTGTTTGCCCCATATGATCGGAAAATCCATTCCACGGCGATCAAGCCATTGCCGCATCGTGAGCTTGAATGCAATGGCGGCGGTTTCATTGCGGGCAAATTGTGCGCGCATGGCGAGCCAATCGGTTTGTTTGATAAGGTTTGCCACGCTGTCGCAAATTTCAAGCGCGGCAAAATTTGAAGTTTCAGCGGCAACGTGCGCGGTGTAACGCAATCCGTTTTCGCGAATTGAACGGCGCGTTATTTGATAAGTTTTTTTGTCCAATTTAATACTCCGGTTTTCAATTTTGCGCCACTATTAGCGCATGACGTCATCATAGCAAAATTACTTAACACGGCTCAATAGAAAAACCCCATACAATGATCGGGTATGCCCGTTTTCCCTCAATTTACTAAGTGCGAAGCTTTACGGTGTGAAGCGCCACGGGTGCCCGGTTCGGCGCACTGTGAAGCTCACGGCGGCAAACCGCGCCTAAGTGCCACGCGCCTAGAATCCAATCGCGCATATAAGACAAGGTTATGGGAAAGCATACGCGCCGCTCAGTTATCACGGGTTCCATTGTGCCAAGCTTGCAACCTTGAAAACCGGGTTACGTTAGCGGTCCACGTTGACCACGTTTTCCCGTGGCGCATTATTGGCGGTCAATCGTTCGCCCGTAATTTGTTCCAATCATTGTGCGCCGGGCATCATTCCCTGAAGACGGCAAGCGAAGCGCGGGGACAATTTATATATTACCGATCCAATGGCGCGCAAACCCTAACCGCGCACGATTACCCCGCCGCCATGCGCGGCGATCTAACCTAATCGCATTCCATCGGGGCAAACCGCCCGCAAACCCGCCCGCCGTGCGCCCAATGCGCCACGCCATGCGCCAATCCGTGCGCCATGCGCCGTCTATTAGTACTTTTCCATTCGAATCCATGCCGCCCAATGCCGCCGCGATTGATTTTGGCGGGGATTACATGCATTTTGGGTGCGAATCGGGGCAAAAC